GAGGTAATCAATCAATGACACGGCCGGTATGGATCTGGACTGAATCGTCAGGCACACAGCTGAGCGAGGCGCCGCGCTTGCGGGCCACGCAGTTTGGCGATGGATACAAGCAGCGCCAGGCTGATGGGCTGAACCCGCTCGCGCAAGAGTGGCAGATGCGGCTGACGGGCGTGGAGGATGTGATTGCCGATGAGATCATCGCGTTCCTGCGCGGCTGCAACGGCGTGACGGCGTTTGAATACACGCCGCTGTGGCACACCACGCCGCTGCTGTTTACCTGCGCCAAATGGACGCGCACTGCGGCCGACACGCCAGGCTTCAGCGATATCACGGCCACCTTCACTCAGGAGTTTGAACCGTGACCACGATTGCCCAAGAGCTGCTCGGCCTGGAGCTGAGCGCACGCATTGAGATGTTTGTGTTGGATGCCACCTCGCTCGGCGGCGATGTGCTGCGGTTTCACAACGGCACCAACAAGCTCAGCCAGGCGCTGGTGTGGCAGGGGCAGACGTACACGATGCTGCCCATTGAGGCAGAGGGGTTTGAACTTCGTGCATCGGGCTCGGCACCTCGACCCAAGGTGCGGGTGTCCAACATCTTCGGGCTGTTTGGCGTGCTGCTTGACCAATACGGCAACCTTGAGGGCGCGACCGTGACGCGCAAGGTGACCCATGCGCGCTACTTGGATGCCGTGAACTTCCCGGGCGGGGTGAACCCCGAGGCCAATCCGGACGAGCAATATCCTGATGAGACGTGGACCGTGGACCGCATGTCCAGGGACGACGGCCTGGTGCTGGAATGGGAGCTGGCCAGCCCGCTGGATCTAGAAGGTGTGACGGTACCACGACGGCGCTGCAATGCGCTGGTGTGCTCCTCGCAATACAGATCGGCAGAATGCGGCTACACGGGCGGGCCGGTGGCCAAGGCGGATGACACGCCAACGACGGTGGCCGCGCTGGATGACTGCAGCCTGCTGCTGAGTGGCTGCAAGCTGCGCTTCGGCAAGGTGCTGCCGATTGCAGCGTTTCCGGGCGCCGGCATGACCCGCTCTGCTTGACGATCAGGCAAAGTAAACCGGTTTAGCTACCCGAACAGCAGCCCGGCCGCCAGCATGGCCGGATGCAAAGCACTGAACTCACCGAGCCCCTGCGCGCTGCGATGCGCGCAGCCGCACAGGCGGCATTTCCGAAAGAGTGTTGCGGTCTGATCGTCAGAGACCGAGGTGGCGAGGCGCTGCGGTATGTCGCCTGCCGGAATACGGCGTCAGCAGCCAGCGCGGCAGATGTGTTCGTCCTGGATCCGGCTGACTTTGCTGCAGCCGAGGATGCCGGTGAAGTGCTGGCGGTGGTGCACAGCCACCCGAATGCCTGCGCAAATCCGAGCATGGCCGACCGCGTGTATTGCGAGCGCAGCGGGCTGACCTGGTTCATCGTGGGCTGGCCCAGCGGCGTGATCGTTGAGCTGCAGCCCACAGGCTGGCAGGCACCGCTGATCGGCCGCGAGTTCTCGTTCGGCGTCCTGGACTGCTACACGCTGATTCAAGACTATTTCCGCCACGAGCTGGCGATCGCGCTGCCGGACTTCGAGCGCGAAGACGGCTTCTGGAAGAAGACGCAACGCGAGGATGGCACCTGGGCGCCTGGCCAGGAGCTGTATCTGCAGGGCTTTGAGGCAGCAGGCTTTGTGGCCGTGAGCGGCCCACCGCAGCTGCACGATGTGATCTTGATGCAGGTGGCCAGCGACGTGACGAATCACGGCGCGGTCTATCTTGGCGACGGGATCATCCTGCACCACATGTACAACCGGCCGAGCTGCCGTGATGTTTATGGTGGGTACTGGCAGCGCAGTACGCGCAAGGTGGTGCGGCATCACGCTTTGATGGGAGTGGCGCCATGACGGCCGCGCTGCGAGAAGTCCGGCTGTATGGCCGCCTGGGCGCCCAGTTCGGCCGAGTGTTCCATCTGGCGGTGCAAAGCCCTGGAGAGGCCGTGCGCGCCCTTTGCGCGGTGCTGCCGGGCTTCAGGGCCGCGTTCTTGGGTGAGGACGGCCGCGCCGAATATCACGTGTTTGTAGGGCGTGGCGCTCAGCGCGAGGCGATTGATGAGCGTCGCAAAGATGATCTTGTTGGCCCGGCCGCGCCGATCCGCATCGTGCCAGCGATTGCTGGTGCAAAGCGCCAGGGCTTGGGTCAGACGATTCTGGGTGCGGTGTTGATGGTTGCAGGTGTTGCATTGGGCGCATACGGGTCTGTGACCGGCAACGGATTTGCTTATCAGGCCGGCGTGACGCTCTTCAACATCGGCGCCGCAATGGTCATCGGCGGCGTCATTCAGATGCTGAGCCCGCAGCGCAAGACGGATGAATCAAAGAACGACCCCAGCTATGGGCTGGATGCCGGGGCGGTGAACATCACCGATTCGGGTGTGCCAGTGCCGCTGGCCTACGGCCGCGTGATTGCTGGCTCCGTGCAAGTGTCGGCCGGCTTGTCTACTGATGAGCTGGTGGTTGGATCCACGACGACGTTGGACCCCTTGGAGCTGCCCGACTACATGCCTCGATTTGAGGTGGACTCCGGCGCCGTAGCGAGCAGCAAATATGTGGGCTGATCTGCGCGGCGCCAAGGGCGGTAAAGGGGGTGGCAGCTCTGCCACCGAAGCTGCGGATTCGCTGCACAGCGTGCAGACAGCGCAGCTGATCGATCTGATCTCTGAGGGCGAGATCGAGGGCCTGGTGAATGGCCTGCAGAGCGTGTACCTGGACGGTGTACCCGTGAAGAATGCCGATGGCTCAGCAAACTTCACGGGGCTGAGTTTTGCGATCACGCCAGGCACACAGGGCCAGGCGCCACTGCCTGGCTTCAACGACGTGCAGAGCGAACGTGGCGTGGGCGTGGAAGTCAAACACACGGCGCCGGTCATTCAGACGATCGTGAATGCCTCAGTGGACACGGTGCGAGTCACGATCTCCGTGCCGCAGCTCACGACCCTGGACTCGGGCAGCGGTGACCTGAACGGTGCTGAGTTTGAGTTTGCGATTGATATTCAAAGCGCTGGTGGCGGCTATGTGCAGGCGTACCAGACCAAGATTTCAGGCAAGACCACCAGCAACTACAAGCGTGCGGTGAAGTTGGCATTGCCCGGATCTGGACCCTGGGATATCCGGCTGCGGCGTATCACGGTTGACTCGACCAGCAGCACGCTGGTCAACAAGTTCTATTGGGACAGCTTCACAGAGATCCAGTCGGTGGCGCTGCGCTACCCAAACAGCGTAGCGGCGGGCCTTCAGGTGGATGCTCGCCAGTTCAGCAGCATTCCAGCGCGGGCTTATGACATTCTGGGAATTCGGGTGCGTGTGCCCAGCAATTACGACCCGATTGCTCACACCTATTCGGGCGTTTGGGATGGCACTTTCAAGCTGGCCTGGACGAACAATCCGGCCTGGATCTACTTTGATGTGGACACGCACCCGCGCTATGGCCTGGGCCAGTACATCAAGGATGCCCACCTGGACAAGTGGCAGCTCTATGAGATTGGCCGCTATTGCGATGTGCGCGTGGACGATGGCCAGGGCGGAACAGAGCCGCGCTTCACCTGCAATCTGTGGCTGACGTCGGCAGTTCAGGCTCGCAAGCTTTTGGATGACCTGGCAGCGCTTTTCCGGGCGATCTCGTTCTGGGGGCGCGGCCAGATCGGCGTCGTGCAGGATGCGCCGAAGGACGCACGAGGCCTGTTCACCAAGGCCAATATTGTTGGCGACTTTGCGTATGAGACGGTGTCGCGCAAGACTCGCCATTCTGTCTGGACCGTCTATTACAACGACCTGGCCCAGCTGGGAAAACGGGTGCCTGTCGTCTATGTCGACAAGGACTTGGTGCGCCAGTTTGGCGTCGTCAATGAGTCGTTCTCGCCCATCGGTTGCACGTCACGCGGCCAAGCCTTGCGCCTGGCGCGGTGGGCCGCCGCGAGTGAGGCACTTGGCCGCACCGTCTCGTTCCGAGCTGGCGCCGAGGCGGTGGCCATCAGCCTGGGTGATGTGTTCAAGGTGGCTGACCCGAACAAGGCTGGCAAGCGTCTGGGCGGCCGGCTGAAGAGCGCGACGGCGGCAAGCGTGACGCTGGATGCGCCAATCGAGATTGAAATCGGCGAGACCTATTTCATTGAAGTCATGATGCCGGATGCGGCTGTGACTCTGGGCTACAGAACCGAAAAGCGGCAAGTGATCAACACCGCTGGAACTACCCAGGAGCTGATCGTTTCGCCGCCCTTCAGCGAGGCGCCTGCAGCTCAGTCTCTTTATGTGCTGCAGCCCACCAATATCCAGCCGACATGGTGGCGAGCACTGGCGGTCAAGCCGGTGACAGGGACCAATGAGTACGACGTGCTGGGCGTGGCTCATGACCCCGACAAATTCGACGCCATTGAGCAGGGACTGAAGCTGGCGCCGAAACCGACGTCAGGGCTTTCTGTGGTGGCGCCTGTGATTGACCAGGTCAAATTCACCGAGACGCCCTATATCGATGCCGGTGTAGCGCGTATACGTGCCACGATTTCATGGGATGTTCCCGCCCCCGGCTTGCAGTACCGCCTGGCCTGGCGTCTCAACGGATGCCCGTGGACGCAGTTGCCAGATCAATCGGGAAATGCGGTCGATCTCAACAACCTGCAGACCGGCAAGCTGGAGATCCGCCTACAGACGATCAATTCGCTGGGCAGGGTATCCGCGATGACGGCCGCAGAGCATGTGCTGGCTGGCAAGGTGACACCGCCGGAGAATGTGGCCGATCTCAGTGCGGTGACTGTTCTTGGCGGCTGCTTGGTTACTTGGCAGCCTTGCGTCGATCTGACCTATCGCTCGACGGCTCTGTCGTACGGACCAACCGATGCGGGCGCTATCGAGTTCTGGCGTGGCAATGCATCCAAATACCTATGGGTGCCCCCTGGCGACGGAACTTACAAGATTTGGGCACGCCACTTCGACGCTTCTGGCAAGCCGTCTGAAGAGGCCGCTATGGCGGAGATTTCCTATCAAGCCATCAGCGCCTGGATACCGTCGATCGAGGTTCAAGGTGACGAGCTCAACCATCCTCTGGGCCGCTATCTATCGCTGAATAGCACCACGGTCGCCGAGAACTGGTCTTCTCGCGGACACACTCTGTGGGTGCTTTC